CAGAGACACAGTCCTTTGAGACTTGGTACTGGGATAACTGCGAACATTGTGATACATTAGTAGACCACAAAACAGGCGAGTGTAAACAATATAAGTGCTGGATATAATATGAATTTATTTTACTTAGACGAAGATTTAGACAAGTGTGCTGAATACCATGTGGATAAACACATAGTAAAGATGCCACTTGAAGCTGCACAGCTTTTGTGTACTGCTGTCTGGGTAGACCATGTACTTGGCTTTGTTCCCCGTGCTTTGAACAAAGAAGAAAGTAAAATCCTCAACGAGGAGAAAGCAAAAATCAAAGACTTACCAATGGAAGAGAGACCATTGACACCTTACTTACCAATGATGTACAACCATCCTTGCACAATATGGACTAGGTCATCTCTTGACAACTTTGAATGGACTCATTGTTATGCAAATGCACTAAATGACGAGTATCATTATCGTTATGGTAAGCAACACAAGTCGATAGTAGAAGTAGTAAACAAACTGCCTGAGCCAAAGAATATGGAGCGTCTAGGACAGACTCCATTCGGAATGGCTATGCCAGATGAGTTGAAAGACGAAGCGGATGTTGTAGGCAGTTATCGACTCTATTATCACACAGACAAGGCGACATTCGCCAAGTGGTCACACCGAGACAAACCCCATTGGTGGGATGAAGGTCTCGCATGGTATGACCAACGGATAACAAGATGATTAAAGTAGAAAGCGAAGGCTATACCTTTACATTTAATGACGGAACAACAGAAGAACAACAGCAAGAAGCAATCAAAAGACATCTAGCAAAGAGCAGATGGTTTAGACCGATTGTTATGCACAAGAAAGATGGCAATATTGTACATCTAGGAAATGGAGTAAGAAAACATGGCAAAAGACATACCTCTTGATGTATTATTGGGAGTCAAAAAAGAACCTATAAATACTATGGAACATAGAGATATGATTCGTGTAAATCTAAACAAACAAAGAGAAGTCACCGAGCAAGAAATTTCTTTGCTTCAGGGTCAATTAGACTCTAAGAAAGAATACCTTGCAAAGATAGAGGGCGGACTTGATGTACTTGATGAATTAAGCAAGTGATAGTAATAAAGGACGATTTTTACGCTTACCCAGACGAGGTCAGAAAAGAAGCCTTGTCTATGTTTTTTAGACCAGGGCGCAGGGAACGAAGAACTATGTTTCCAGGGCGTCGCACTAAGTCATCCTTCAGTAATGAGAACTTCATTTATTGTAGGAATAGGTGGGAGAATATGCTTAACGCAAAAATGCAATATTTTCCTAGAAGAAATAGTAATACAGCTTTTACATTGTCAGAGCATGATGATGCAAACTGGAACTGGGTACACCATGACTGTTCAGGATTCTTAGAGAATACTAGCAAAGACATGAGAGGTCAAGCGTACGCAGCAGTTATATATCTAAGCCCTAACGCAGATGTTAGAAAAGGTACAGGATTATTCCAGTCTATAAAGACAGGAAAAGTACATAAGAATGACGAACTAAGTAAAGGCAAAGGTATGTTCAAACAAATGTGGAAAGAGGACGGAGAGTTCTTAATGCACACTTATGTTGGGAACATCTATAACAGATGTGTTTTGTACCCTGCACACTATTGGCACGCTCCATTCTGTGCGGGATATGGACACGACAAAGCTACTGGACGATTAGTTCAGGTTGGCTTTTTTACGATAAACAAAAAATGAGTGAGTACAACAGCGATAAATTTAACGAACATCAAGTATTAGAAATGCTTGAAGAATACATAATGTCTACCTATGGTAAGCATTACAGTATGAATAAGATACAATCTACTGAGTTCGTATTCGATGCAGGACATGGCGAAGGTTTCTGTTTAGGAAACATCATCAAGTATGCACAGAGATATGGCAAGAAAGATGGTAAGAATGTTGATGACTTACTCAAAATTTTACATTATGGAATAATTTTATTAGGGGTAGAAATTGAGAACGAAGAAACACGAAAATCTTTCACAAGCAAATATAAGCAAGGTAATTGAATACTTAAACCCTACAGATGGTAGTAAGCCTATCACTAAAAAAGAAGCATGTAGTATACTTAACATAGCTTACAACACAACAAGATTAGGCAACATCATTGCAGAGTTTGAAGAAATGATGGAATTCCGTGCAAGAAGAAAAGCACAGAACAGAGGCAAGGCTGCAACACCAGCAGAGATAAAAGATACAGTAAAGATGTATCTTGAAGGAGATAATGTAAGTGATATAGCAAAATCGCTATATAGGTCTCCAGCATTTATCAAATCAATAATTGATAAGATAGGTGTGCCACAAAAGATAGCACACACAGATTACGAAGGCAGACGAAATGCCATGCTACCAGAACAATGTGTAGCAGAAAGTTTCGAACCAAAAGAAAAAATATGGGCAATCAGACAGAACTATCCTGCAATAGTGCAAAGAGAGTTATCACCTGAAGTTGCCGAACAGCGAGGATTCAAAGTATATCTAGTATATACTATTGAAGCAACACAAGACGACCTCGCAAATACATTCTTCCCATACTTAGAGTATGCAGGTAAATATCATTGCCTCGCAGCTTTTGATATGGGTAGTTTAAGACATTTACAAGAGTACATGTAAAAAGGAATAAAAATGGACGCACTAATGTTAGTGTCGGCATTTTGGATAGCTGGAGTGGGAATGGCAATTTATACACTCTACATTCCAGCAGTGCAGATAATTGGAAGAATAGATAAGAACAATTTAGGATATAGATATGCTTGGTTAGGCGGGATTGTTTTCGCCTTCTTTTCAGCAGTATCTTTACCTTTTCTTATACACATAATACTAATAGACAAACATCAGGAAAGATTCCTGAGAGCATTTATACCAGCATATATGGGAGAAAAATAATGTATAGAGGAAACGCATACTACGAAGCATTAAAATTAAAATACTTAGCCGAAATTGCAGAAGCAGAGGCAGTACTAGGAACATACTTTACGAACTCAGTAGGTATTGGGGAACACTCCGAACTATTACCAGAGTTTGATAAATGGGTAGGTGTACTAGCAGAATCAAAAGATAAGCTAAAAGCATTAGAAGGGTTGCTGTAATGCACGATATACAAAAGTGTACTCAAAAACTTATTGCATTAATTGATGCAGTAGAAAGAATAGACAAGGATAACCAAACGACCCTACCTTGGAAACTACAAAACGCAAAAGAGTTAGCAAGAGAACTAAAGAATGAATCAGAGTTTATTACTTCACTACGATAACAAAACTATCGGAGTTGTACGAAACCCCTATGAACGAGTAGTTAATCTGTATATGGAGAGCTTGGATTATATTGGATTGGATAATTGGATAGCCAAATACCCTCCTGAAAAACAAGTAGTTCTGTATAAGAATTGTGACCACTTAGTTCGTTTCGAGGCATGGGAAGATGAACTTAAATTTGCAAAACTACATCCAAAAGATACATCAATTTTGAAGGATGAGGAGATAGTACCTATGTGGAATAGGTGGTATACAATGAAGACTAAAACTTTAGTTTACTCAATATATCGGGAAGATATTTTAACCTACGGTTATAGCTTCTAAAATATAGTTCTTGACACAAGGTCAAAATTCCGTTATAATATATCTATATTATGGAAATAAGCTAATGAGTGACAGATTTTATACGCAACAGCTAGAAGCCACAGGTTGGTGTCCTGGCTACCGCAATACTCTAACTCTTAGTGAATTTGAATCAAAATTTGGTAAAACAAAAAGGAGAAAAAGAATGGCTTGGACAGATGAAGCTAAAGCTCAAGCAGTAGAGATGTATACTGCGGAAGAACCAACTCCAGACAACAGTATGGAAGTTGTAAAGATGATTGCTGAAGAATTAGGCGAGAGCCCAAATGGTGTCAGAATGATTCTAACAAAAGCTGGTGTATATGTAAAGAAAACTCCAGCTGCAAAAAGCAGTGGTGGAACTGGCGGTGGCAGAGTAAATGTCGCAGCTGCTCAAGACGAGTTAGCAAAAGCTATCTCAGATATGGGTAAAGAAGCCGATACTGCAATCATAAGTAAGCTAACAGGTAAAGCTGCTATGTATTTTGCAACACTAATTAACGAACTTAACGATTAATTACCCCTGAATCTTGGGGAGGGCAACCTCCCTGAGTATTTTTGTATCTAACAGAAATAGCTCGTAAGAACCTTACCATTGATAGGACGCTAATAGATATTAACCACCTACAAGGAAAGAATGAAAAAGGACGATTTTGTTAGAAAACTAGACGATGCAGGTGATGCAATCGTCACCTACAGAAGTCAAAACAGTCGTAGACTAAAGTATAATGTCTGCACTAGTGACTTCGACAATAAATATATACAATCAAAAAAGAATCGAGCTAAGCCGAATCCAAGACAAGTTCTCTTGTTTTGTTGGGATACTGATTCTTACAGATTATTACAACCTGACAATGTAACTTCTATCGTGCCTTTAGCAGCTATACTAAAAAATGATAGAACTACATAACGAAACACCTGTCTACGAAAAGGTTATTCATTATAACGAAGAAAAGAATGAAAAAGTTTATGTTATGATAAACAATTTTCGTGGCACAGAGTATCTACACATAAGGAAGTATTATCAAGACTTTGATGAAGAATGGAAACCTACAAGGGAGGGCATTGCCTTACCTATTGATTTGGATAACACTAGAGAACTTTTTGACGCATTAGTTGAGATTCTTTCCATATCAGAAGTCAAAGGAGTATTAGAAACACATTTCAAAGAAATACTCGATAAGATTTATTTATAGTATCAAAAAATAATACTTGACACGAACCCAAAAATTCTGTATAATATACTTATGAATAAAACAGAATACCTAGAATATTGTAATCAGATGTATGCAGAAGGTAATCCTATATTGCCTGACGAAGTATACGATAGACTAGTAGAAAATACCGAACTTGAAAGTAAGGTCGGATATGATTCCACAGAAGAACGATTTCAACATCCCTACCCAATGTATTCATTACAGAAAGTCTTTGTCGGAGAAGATAAAGAACCAGATTGGGAAATCAAACAACCACATATAATGACTGCCAAGTTGGACGGTGCAGCCGTGTCTATAACTTATATAGATGGCGTACTGACACAGGCGTTGACTCGTGGTGATGGTAAAGCAGGGCTAGATATTACTGATAAAATGAGATGTATAGTACCAGAACGATTGGATAATCTTTATGGGGTAAGACAAATTACTGGAGAAGTAGTTGCTCCCAAAAGTATTCCTAACGCTAGAAATTATGCGAGTGGTGCTTTGAATCTCAAAGATATAGAAGAATTTAAATCCAGAGATGTAACTTTCATAGCGTATGGTGTTCAGCCATATCCAACCGATAGTTGGGTAGAAGATATGAGAGAACTTGTACATAATGGATTTTCAACTGTCACACAAAGTGATTACAGCATGTTCCCTCAGGACGGTAAAGTGGTACGAGTCGACTCTAATAAATATTTTGAAAAATTAGGCTACACCTCACACCACCCTAGAGGCAGCTTCGCTCTAAAAACTAGACAGGCAGGAGTAGTTACTCGACTCTTAGATGTTGAATGGAATGTCGGGAAGTCAGGTGCTGTTTCACCAGTAGCAATACTGGAGCCCTGTGTAATCGGTGAGGCGACAGTTAGTAGGGCAACCCTACATAACATGGCGTATATTGATGCATTGGAACTAGAGATTGGTTGTGATGTAGAAGTAATACGAAGTGGAGAAATAATACCTAGAATAGTAAAAAGAATATGACAGTGGATGATTACAGAAAACTTGGCAATCCTAGAAGGAACGGCTTAGGTTTCATATGGATTATGGATGGAGAGGAAAGATATAATTTCTATCATCCAGAGCTACTGCCTATTGGAGTACAACAGTATCACAATCATAGATACAGTTTTATTTCTAAGATTCTTAAAGGTAAGTTCTGCAACAGAAAAGCAGAGTTAGTTGAGGGCAATAAAGAGCTTTGGGCTATTGACTGCGTTGGAGACAAGAGTAAACTAAAAGGTGGAGAGTCTAAAAAACTGGACAACGGCATTGATATATTTGAAGGAGAAGTAGAGTATCTAAATGAGGGCGACAGTTACTATATGCACCAAAATGAATATCACATAGCATGGGCAGAGACCCCTGCTATTACGCATCTAGAACAAATGGGCGAACCTATACAAGGTCTAGGAGTGTATCATAGATATGACTATCATCATTGTCCTATCGCAGATTTTAAATTACCACACCATTTATGTTGGGAGATTATTGAGGAGATTATAAACCATGGCAAATAAAAAAGAAATAATCTTTAGTAAAGAAGAACAAAAAAATAGTAATAGAATTTATAAGAGTGCCACACCAAAACAGACAACTGATTGGTATATCAAGTGGGCAGCCTCTGGAGTACTACTTACAGCTATGGTTATTAGGTCGGCAGGAGTATCAAATCTTGCTGATACAATATTATCTTTTATTGGGTGTTTAGGTTGGTTATTTGTAGCGTTTATCTGGAAAGATAGAGCATTAATACTTTTAAACGGCATAGCTTGTTTCATATTATTAACAGGAATATTCACTAAAGTATTGTCATGAACCCCATACTAATCAATATAGATGTATGTGGTATCTGTAACGAATCGTGTAATTATTGCCCGAGGTCATCTTCATATCCAAACAAAAAAGAATATATGAGTGTAGAACTTTTTACTAAGTTCATAAATGATTGTAAGGATTATACTGGGTTCATCTGTTTTACAGGCAGAGGAGAAAACAGTTTAAACCCAAAATTCAAGAAACTTGTGGAAATTTTACATTCGAGTGATAGGAAGTATAAGACTAGAATTTTGACAAATGGGTATAAACTAAAAGAAAAGTATGAATGGTTTAACATGTTTGATTCGCTAATCATCAACTCTTACGAGAGTAAACATCAGATGGAAGCAAGAAAAAAACTTATGCCTCGTGCTACCCACAGGTATTGGGATCAAAGTATAGAGCCAGAAGAATGGGGTGAAACACCTATTCAAGTTCAAAATAGAACTGAACTATACGAAAGAATCGCAACAGATAGAAGTGAAATTAACACACCTTGCATATTACCAGCAAGTAAAGGGTGGATACATCATGACGGAAGTATACAGTTATGTTGTAATGATTGGACAGACACAAATGTATATGGCAACATTGCACATGATAACTTCTTTGATGTATGGAATAATAATGAAGAACTTATAAAGATAAGAACACAGCTGTTATATGGCAATAGAAGTGCTAATCCTATATGCACAAATTGTAATAGGAAAGTAACAGATAGAGAGGAGAAAAGAATTGGAAGGCTTAGACAAGTCTATAAATAGTATAGTAAATGTAAGTGGTGGGGCTGAGTGCTTTGCTGCTTTGTGGTGGGCAAAAGAAAATGGATTGAAACCAGTAGGATTACATCTATATAATAATCCACACAACCACCCAGCAAAAGATGCACAATTACACTATGCTCAGAAACAATGTGATTTTTTCAAGATTCCGTTAGTAGTAGATAGAAATGAGTTACCACAACAAGTAACTCTAGCATTAGCTGTCAATCAACATATGTCAGCAGCTGCAACTTTATTACTTGGAAACCCAGACAATGATTGGAGATACTTAGTATGGGGAGCAAATGCAGAAGATTCTTTTGCACAAAGGCTACAATTAAGGTTTCCTATAAGAGCTTACTTGGCTCAAAGGTCATATCAATTAGACCTACATGGAGTATCAGCACAAGAAGTAATGTATGCTCCTATAAATATATTCCCATTTGAAACACTATATAAATCAGAAGTAGTTTCAATGATAGCAAAGAACTTATGGGACTTTGCAAAACACAACATCTGGTACTGTTACCCTCCTGATAGAAAAACAGACCTAGTTAAAAAGATAAAGAAGAAAGATGATGGAGGTTACATTCCATGTGGAGAATGTATAAAATGTATTGAGTGGAAACACGCAGTACAAGTAGCAAATAAATCAGTTTACAAACAACAAGAAGGAACATTTAAAAAGAAAAAACCAAACCAACAATGGATAGACGAATAGGATTTACATGTGGAGCATTTGATTTGCTTCATGCAGGACATATCGTTATGCTAAAAGAGGCAAAAGCACATTGTGACCACTTAATAGTAGGATTACAAACAGACCCTAGCATAGACAGACAAGACAAAAATCAACCTATTCAGTCAGTATTTGAAAGATATGTCCAACTAAACGCAGTAAAGTATGTAGATGAAATCATACCTTACGATACAGAACAAAGCCTGCTAGATTTACTAGAGGCAACTCCAATACATATAAGATTTGTTGGAGAAGATTGGAGTGAAAAACATTTCACAGGTAAAGGATTACACGAAATATTCTATACGAGTAGAGCGCACTCCTTTTCAACAACACAACTAAGGAACAGAATAAGTGATAGATGAGTTAAAATCTTGGGGAGTTAAACCTGAGTATAGTGGATTAGGATTTATATTCCTGCACGAATCTAACAAGCAAGTTAGATGGAACTTCTATTGCCCTGACCTTACACCTGTTGAAGTAAATGATTTTCATACCCATAGAATTAGATTTGAGTCCCAAGTAATAAGAGGGCGACTAGTCAACGAAGTATGTAAGTGGGAGAGGTCAAAAGATAGCCTACTACAGATAGTAGAAACCAACTGCATACATCCACATTTCAGAAGAAATGTAATAGAAGAAAGTATTCATATACGACCAGACGGTACATACTCACTCCCAGCGGGTGCATGGTATATCAGCGAAGCAGATACCTTTCACAGAGTAAAGTGTCCCGAACAAACCATAACAAGATTACACATATTTGACAAGGAAACTAGAAACAACTTGACAATAAGAAGAAAAGATAAAACGTTTCGTTGTCCTTTACAGGACTTCAAAAAGTCTGAGAAAGAATGTTGGGAAATAATTAGGACATTCTTTTAATGGCTGGGGGAATATATAACGAAACATATTTTAAGAACTACCCTGAAGAAAAAGAAAGGGAAGGAATACTGTATGGTATTGTATTGGTAAATATGAAAACATGGGAACGAGAAACTATAAAAGTAGGCATCGCAAAAGGAAGAACCTTCAAAGACGCAGTACGAAGAGGGCGTGGATTTACAAACTACGACATTCGGATTCAGAGACTGTGGCAGGGGAATCTATACGATTGTTGGAGATTCGAGCAAAAACTACACAACCAGTTTCAGAAAGATAGACATAAAACGGAGCATAAATTTGGCGGACATACGGAGTGTTTCTCAATGGACAGCAAAATCTTGGAGGTATTTCCGAAGAAGAATGAGATATTTAGGGATTAGCGAGGGCTTTCACAATGCAGCATACGCTGTAGTGGAAGGAGATAAGGTTATCTACGCAACAGAAGTAGAGAGAATAACTCGTGTAAAAAATGATAAAACAATACCAGATTTTCATTTCAACACATTACAGAGTAAATTTAATTATGATGAAACAATTTTTTATGAACATACTGATATCAAGAATGCGAGACGAGACATGTACAGAATGGCAAAAACAACGCCGTGCAGACCGTATACTCACAGAAATATATTTCACCATGAAAGCCATGCTGCCGGTGCTTATTTTTCTGCTCCTTTCACTCCTGACAGCACGGTTGTAATCGATGCTATTGGAGAGTTTGATACAGCAACAATATGGGTAGAGGGTAAGAAAGTATGGTCAAAGCAATACCCATGGTCACTAGGATTATTCTATAGTGCAATCACGAAACGAATAGGACTAAAACCAAACGAAGATGAGTATATTACTATGGGCATGGCTGCCTTTGGGGATATATCTATAGATATGCAGGAAGAAATACACCAAAATAATCACAAAGGTTTTAAGAGACGTAAGTGGTTTTGGCACACTCCTGAAGATATAGCTGCGTCAGCACAAGCTCATCTAGAAACAGAGCTACTAGACATCTTTGCAAAAGCAAGGAAGTATGGACCAAATGTAGCGTATGCTGGTGGGGTTGCGTTAAACTGTGTGGCAAACAGTAAGATAAGACCTATGTTTGACAATATGTGGATATTTCCAAACCCAGGCGATGCAGGTAGTGCGTTAGGTTGCGTACTTGCAAAAACTAAACAGAAAATAAAATTCGAAGACACTTTCCTAGGACATGATATAACAAGAAGTATCAATCCTAAGTTAGTAGTCGATACACTACTTAAAAGAAAAGTAGTAGGAGTAGCAAATGGAAAAGCAGAATTTGGGCCTCGTGCCCTCGGGAATCGCAGTTTGCTTGGTGATGTTCGTTATGATATTAAAGACACAGTCAATAATATTAAGCGAAGACAAAAGTTTCGTCCTTTTGCTCCCGCAATCCTCGAGGAGTATTATGAAAAATATTTTGAAGGATACGGAAACGAATACATGCAATTCGTTGCAAAAGCGAAACACGACTACAGTTCTGTCACACACATTGATGGAACCTCAAGAGTCCAGGTGGTCAAGCCTAGCTCTAAGTCAGCACTGCGACCTATACTAGAAGAATATTACGAGAGAACAGGAGTACCTATGTTGCTCAATACAAGTTTGAATATTAAAGGCGAACCTATGGTTAATACTGTGGAAGACGCTGATAGATTTCAAAGCAACTACGGAGTGAGAGTATTTTGATTTACTGGAACGGATGTAGTTTTGTTAGAGGCATGGAGATACGCAACCGTCCTCGTGATATCTTTGCTAACATTGTTAGTGAAGAATTTGGTCAACCTTGGTGGGATAATGCTAAAGTTGGTGGAAGTAATGACAGAATATGGAGAACAACCATGGATGACATGATACGGAAACCAGCAAAGCTAGCCATCATCTGTTGGTCAGGAATAAATAGATTTGAGTATCTTGACGACCACAACACATGGAGAAGTGCAGTTTGGGTAAAGTATAAGTTTGATAAGAAAAATTTAAAAATTAGTGAACAATCAGAAACACACTTTCACCCACGCATGACATTGAAACAGTGGAAAGCTATACAGGGTTGGGCTATACACGTTCGTTCTATGAGATACAATATTATAAATACATTTAATCATATGATAAGTATAAAGTATTTTTTAGAATCAAAGAACATACCATATCTATTTTACAATTTGTCTGATGGACAAATACAACCCACACTAAAAATATTAGACGAGCAAAGAATGGAAGGCGCTAATAACTTGTGGGAGGTAGGACACATGAAGTTAAATGACTATCTAGATGAACTACCTCACTTGCAAGAAGAAGCTTTCTATGACATGTGTAAAAGAGAACAAGTGCCATTCGGACCGAAAGACCATCCATTAGAGGAAGGTCACAAGTTGATGGCAGAGAGAATTATTGGAGATATATATGATAAAAAACTGGATAAAGTCTTTAGTTAAGAAATGGAAAGCTTTGTGCTGGCAGTGGGAGAACCGCAACATGGTTGAGGACACTCACATTTATGAAGGCGAGGACAATTAAATTTTGTCCCAAAAAATCGTATCTAGCACTCAAAAAATAGTTCTTGACAGCAGCTCAAAAATCGTCTATAATATATCTATATTTTGGAGAGAGAAGCTAAGTGAAACAGATTATACCACCGACTAACTGTCCTTGTTGCGCTAGTATATTAGTATACCGCAATGACCAGTTATTTTGTGAGGACATTACTTGTCCAGCACAGTGGGATAAAAAAGTAGAACACTTTGCTTCGACTCTTAAGATAAAAGGACTCGGACCTGCAACTCTTAACAAGTTGCAAATCGAAGACTATGCAGAACTTTACGAACTAACAGTATCTGAAATAAGAGAAAGATTAGGAAGTACAAAGTTAGCTGAGAAACTCTTTGTCGAGATTGAGAAATCAAAACAAAGTAAGTTGGTTGATATTATACCAGCTTTCAGCATACCCCTTATTGGTCGGTCGGCTTCTCAAAAATTATGCGATAGAATATCACACATCGAAGATATTAGCGAGAAAAGTTGTACTGAAGCAGGTATCGGACCAAAAGCATCGGCTAACTTAATTCAGTGGTTAGAAACTGAATTCTACCCTAATCAATACTTGACAACACTACCTTTCAAATGGAATAATAAAGTAATTAGAAAAAAAGAGGTCATAGGAGTTGTTTGCATATCAGGTAAGTTAAAGTCATATTCGACTAAGGCACACGCCACTAAAGTTCTAAATGAATATGGTTTTACAGTAAAGAGTTCGTTGACAAAGGACTGCACTCATCTTATAAATGAGAGTGGAATCGAGTCAGCAAAAACAACGACAGCTCGTGACCGAGGTGTTATAATAATAAGTAATATTAAACATTTGATAGAGGAAAATAAAAATGGCATTACCTAAATGGACAGACGAAAGAACTCAACAATTAGTTGATTTCGTTGGAAGTGAGTCACCTATCTCACAAAACACAGTTGCTAACGCAGCTGATGAGTTAGAAACATCTGTAAGAAGTGTTTCTTCTAAACTCAGAAAAATGGGTTTCGAGGTTGAACTAGCTTCAGCTTCAGCTTCTAAATCATTCTCAGATGAGCAAGAAGCTACATTAAGCACATTCGTGCAAGACAATTCTGGCGTATACACATATGCTGAAATTGCTGGAAACTTTGAAGGCGGACACTTTAGTGCGAAGTCAATTCAAGGAAAAATCCTTTCTATGCAGTTAACAGAACATGTTAAACCTGCACCTAAAGTTGAGACTGTTAAGTCTTACAACGAGGAAGAAGAAGGGCAATTTGTATCATTAGTAAATGATGGTGCATTTATTGAGGACATCGCTGAAGCCCTAGGCAGAAGTGTAAACTCAATCAGAGGTAAAGCATTATCTCTTCTC